AGGCGGTCGCCTACAACAACATGTCGGCGATGAACCGGCAGTATTACAGCGACTGCCTACACCCGCTCGCGCACGGGATCCAGGAAAACTTCCGGCTCTCGCTGTTCACCCGGAAGGAATGGCCGATCTTCGGGCCGCAGTTCGATCAGGTCGCGCTGATGGCGACCGATCTGGAGGCGCTGTCGAAGCTCGTCGACATGGGCATGAAGGACGGCCTCATGACCTTCGACGAAGGCCGCGAGGTCCTGCCGTTCCGCCTGAACCCGCTCCCGGCCGGCGGCGACCAGCGCATGGTGCCGGTCAACATGAGCCTGGTCGGGCCGGACGGGACGGTGATCCAGGCCGGCACCGGCCAGAACCCGACCAACCCGGGCGCCGGTGAGGGCGAGAGCCCGGACAACAACGCTGGCAAGACGGGCCCGCGGCTCGTCCATTCCGCAGGAGCAGCCTGATGGCCTCGAAGCGCGTCTCGATCGACGAATACCTCGGCTCGCGCGGCTACGGCGGCGTGGAGCGCAAGCACTTCGCCCGGGATTCGGGCGTGATCATCAAGGCTGCGCCCGGCGGCATCAGCAAGGCGAAGTACGACAAGGACGCGCGCACGATGCGCTTCGTCATGTCAGCCGAGGTCGAGGACCGCGACCGCGACATCGTCGTGCAGGCCGGGCTCAACACCGCGGAGTTCGAGAAGAACCCGGTCGCTCCGTGGTCGCACCGCGCCGGAGATCCGCCGGTGGGCACTTGGTCGGACCTGGAGAAGCAGCTCGGCGGCCGCCCGAAGCGCACCGAGGGCACCCTGACCCTGGTGAAGGGTGACGTCATGGCCGACCGCCTCGACGTGCACTTCGAGGCCGGCAGCATCCGCGCCTGCTCCATCGGCTTCATGCCGCTATCAATCGAGCGCCGCGAGGTGCCTCAAGACCAGCAGGGCAGCTACTTCTACCCAGGCTACATGATCCACGAGGCCGAGCTCTACGAGTGCTCGCCCTGCTGCGTGCCGGCGAACCCCGCCGCGCTAGCGAAGGCTGCGGCCGCGGGCGACGTCCTGTCCCGCGAGATGATCGAGGAGGTGCTCGACACCTGGTCGATTGAGAAGGGCGTGCTCGTCCCGCGCAAGGCGTTCGAGGACGCGCACCGGGACAGCGGGCACGACCGAAAGAGCTTCGTGCTGGGCGGCGAGCGCTTCGTGGCATGGAAGAACGCTGCGGGCGAGCCGCAGCTGGAGAAGGCCAGCACCATCGCTAAGGGTGACTTCGTCTCGTGGTCGGCCAACGGCGCCACGGCGCGCGGCAAGGTCACCAAGATCGTGACCGACGGCGCGATCGAAGTGCCAGGCGCCACAGTCTCCGGCACCGCCGACGATCCGGCCGCGAAGATCACGATCTACAAGCAGGACGGCGACAGCTGGACCGCCACCGACACCAAGGTGGCGCACAAGTGCTCGGCGCTGACGAAGATCGAGCCGCTGAAGGCCCGCGCCGCCGACGCCGACACGATCGTCGAGGGGCTGGCGTCGAAGCTCCTGGCCGCCCTTGGGCTCAAGGGTAAGACCGAGGCCGCCGACCCGAAGCCGGGCGAGGATGGGAAGAAGCCCGCGCCCGAACCGACCCCCGAGCAGAAGCTGCGCGACCAGTTCGCCGCCGATCTGCCGGCCCTGACCGCCAAGCACGAGATGCTCGAGGCCGATGCCCGTCTGGCCGGCCTCGATTCCGAGATGGGGCAGCACGTCCCCGCCTGACCCGCCCGCACACGGCGGTTTCACCCGGTGGCCATCCCGAGTGCGGGCGCTGCCACCTTTCGCATGGAGAAGTGACATGATCCTCGCCGAACTTCGGGCGAAGCTGAAGGCTGCCCACGAGGCTGCGAAGGCCGCGCGCGCCAAGGCCACCGCCGAGGCGGCCACCGAGGCCGATCGGACCGCCTACAAGACCGCCCTTGATGCCGCCGAGCAGGCGCTCTCGCTGGTCAAGGACGCCGAGCGCGAGGAAGCGCTGGAGGCGGCTAATGCCGGTGCGGCCGGCGGCGCTGCGGGCGGCCTCGAGCTGAAGGAGCGCAACGAGAACGGCGACGGCCGCGTGTTCGCGCAGGCCGAGGAGAAGATGACCGGCATGCAGGAGGCCTGCCTGATCGGCGCGGCCGCCTTCAAGTCCAAGCTCATGGCCAACAGCGGCACCTTCAAGTCGCCGATCGAGGTGATGAGCGAGGAAGGCTACGAGCGCTTCGTCGGCGAGCTTACCCAGCGCGCCAAGCAGCGCGCCTCGGTGCGCGGCCAGAAGTTCAGCTCCACGCTCACCCCGGCCGACGGCGGCTTCCTGCTGCCGACCCCGCTGACCTCGACCATCATCGAGTTCCTGCGTCCGGAGACCACCTTCCTCCAGGGCGGACCCCGTCGCGTGCCGCTCGTGGCCGGACAGTTCAACCAGGCGCGCGGCGCCACCCCCTCGACCGCCGGCTACGTCGGCGAGGCGGCCAAGAAGCCGGTCGGTTCGCCGACCTTCAACCGCATCGCCATGCGGTCGAAGAAGCTCGCCGGCATCGTCATGGTGACCATGGAGGCGCTGTCCTGGTCGCTCGCGGACCTGCGCGCCTACCTCGAGACCGATCTGTCCGCGTCGCTGGCGCAGAACATGGACCTCGCCTGCTACTTCGGGCCGGGCGGCGACACCACGCCGTACGGCCTGCTTAAGCGGCCGGGCGTCAACACCTTCGACGCCTCGACCACCGGCGCCGGGGCGTTCTTCTCCAACGTGAAGGCGCCGACCGTCGCCGAGATCGACGCGATCGCCACGCGGATGATCCTGGCGATCACCGACTACAACATCCGGCTGTCACCGCGCTTCCGCTGGGTGATGAACTACCACATCCAGCAGTATCTGATTAACCTGCGCGGCGCGAACGGGCAGAAGATCTATCCGGAACTGGACTCGGCCAATCCGACGTTCAAGGGCATCGGCGTCATGATCACGACGCAGTTCCCGAACAACGGCGGCACCGCGACCGACGAGTCCACGCTCGCGCTGATCGACTTCGGCAATGTGCTCTACGGCGAGGACGAAGGCCTCACCGTCAAGACTTCGACCGAGGCCTCGATCGACGTCGGCACCGGCACGCCCGTCCTGCTGTTCCAGCAGAACATGATGGCGATCCTCATGGAGATGCGCCACGACATCGGCCTGAACTACGACCAGGCGGTGTCGGTGCTCAACCACGTCCGCTGGGGATCGCTCGCGGCCTGATCCGGCCGGCCTGACATGGGGCCGCCGGAATGAGCCGGCGGCCCGCGCATTCCAAGCAGCGGGACGTGACGAAGATGAGCAAGCCGCGCGGGAGGCTCGACCTCTCCCATTTCCACGACATGGCCAAGGGCAACATCCGCGGCCTCGTACCGATGCAGTTCCTGGAGACCGCGCTGCCGCACAGCATCGGCGACGTCGCGGGGTACAAGCCGGTCGAGGCCAAGCGCCTACACGATGCCGGCGTGGCCGTGCCGCACGATGCCGTTTACGAGCGTGGCTCCGTGGCCGAGCGTCGGGACGCCTCGCAGGTGGTCGACGAGACCGACGAGGAGATCCGGCGCTCCGCCATCGACCTCGGGGACAGCCCGCTCGAGCTGCACCACCTGCAGCGGATCAAGCTCGCCTCCCAGATCGCCGGCCACGATGTCTCGAAGGCCGCCGACGCGGATCAGGTCATCGGCGAGGAGCTCGCTCGGCGCCAGCGCGTGCAGGAGCGGGCCGGCGGCGGCCTGACTTCCGACGGCTTGGGCCAGCAGGTCGCCTGATGGCCGACGATCGCGAGCAGCGGCGCGAGGACGGCGGGGCGGACCAGCGCCGCTCCCGTTCCTCCGACGCCGAAGTGGCGCGCTACCGCGGCGAGCGGGGCCGCGCGACTGCCGACGCCAAGCCGCCCGCCGATAAGATGGCGCGGCCGGGCGCGGTGCGCGGCTACGAGACGAAGTGAGGCGGTCGCGTGGACCTGCGCCGAATCTCCGCCCCGCTGACGCTCGACCAGAAGCTGGCCGTCGTCACGCTCGACGAAGCGAAGGCGCAGGCGCGCGTCCGTCATGCGGACGAGGACGACCTGATCAAGGGGTACGTCGCGGCGGCGTTCGACTTCCTCCACGGCCCGGACGGCTGGCTCAACGGCTACTGCCTCTTGGAGGAGAGCTTCGAGTTCTACGTCGGCCGGGTCGATGCGGTGCTGGAGTTGCCGATCCGCCCCGTGGTCGACGACACGCTCATCTCCTTCGAGGGGCGAGTTGATCGCGGCGCCTATGCCAACATCGGCGCCGCAGACTTCATGGTCGCCCGGGTCGATGAGTTCGCCACCCTGGCGCGGCTCACGGCCAACGGATTCGCCGCGCAGCCTGGGGTTGCCGATCCGCGCCGCTACCGCATCCGCTTCGCCGCTGGCTGGAGCGAGGCTGCCGACGTGCCGAGCACGCTGAAGCAGTCGATCAAGATGCTGGCGGCGCACTTCTACGCGAACCGCGAGGTCGCCGAACCGGCGGGCCGGGGCACAGCCCTATCCCGCGAGGTCGAATATGGCCTGCGCGCGCTCGCCGGCCGCCACCGAGTCAGCCCGGATCATTCGTGATGCGCCGCTTCCTCACCACCATCCTGTTGCTTCTGGCCTCGGTCGGCGCACAGGCCGCGCCCGACACGACGACGTCGGTCGCGCCCGATGGCCAGAAGGTTGGCGCCATCGTTTTGTGGTGCCGGTCCGGCAACGGTCTGGGCGCCGTGCCGTGTGGTGGCCCCGACACGCCGTTCAACGTGCTGGCGGTGCCGTTCTCCCGGGCGGCCAAGGCCTACGCACTACCGGTCAGCACGACACCGCAGACCTATGCGATCGTTCAGCCCGCTGGCGCAGCAGCCTATCGCGGGCTGAACCCATGCCCGGTTGATATCGTGATCTCGTCGGTGACCGTCTCGGAGC